TAATAAAGAGTATTGGCTTAGAAAAGCTATTGAGGAATGCCCAGAAAGAAGAGAGCCTTTTGTAGACCTAGCTCAACATTTTTATGAATTAGGAGATTGGTACAGAGTAAAAGAATATTCACAACTTGCTTTAAATATAAAAGAAAAGTATTTAGGATATTTTTGTGAGTCAGAAGCATGGGGATGGAAGCCCCATGACCTACTAGCCCTTGCAAACTATAATCTAGGAGACTTTGAAGAGGCTTCAAAGCATGGAGAAATAGCTGTTTCTTTGTGTGAAGATCAAAGACTGCATGACAATCTTGCGTTTTATCATGATGCTCAGAATCTTAAAAGTGGTATAATTTAAAAATGCCTAGTAATTTAACTCCTAAGAATTTCAGATATCCAACACTGGATATGTCTCCTGACATTCCTAGAGACTTAGGTTATCTTGCACAAGACATTGATGATTACTTAACAGCAAACCCAGGAGCTACAGGACCTACTGGTCCTACAGGAGCAACAGGTGCTACAGGGTCGACTGGTGCTAACAGCACAGTTGCAGGACCAACAGGTGCCACAGGTGCAACAGGTCCTACTGGATCTACAGGTGCCAACAGCACAGTTGCAGGCCCTACAGGCCCAACAGGTGCCACAGGGCCAACTGGTGCTAACAGTACAGTCGCTGGTCCAACAGGATCAACAGGCGCAACTGGCTCTACGGGCCCAACAGGTGCCACAGGTGCCACAGGTGCAACTGGTCAAGCTGGAACTGGAATTGACATTCTAGGAACTTTTTCTTCTTTAGCTTTATTACAATCAACTCATCCAACAGGAAATCCTGGAGATGGCTACATGGTGCAAGGCAATTTGCATGTATGGGATAGTGTAAATAGCGAATGGGATAATGCAGGACCAATTTCTGGACCAACAGGTGCCACAGGTGCAACAGGACCAACAGGTTCTACAGGTGCAACAGGCGCAGATAGCACAGTAGCAGGACCAACAGGTGCAACAGGCGCAACAGGTTCTACAGGTGCAACAGGCGCATCTGGCGCTAACAGCACAGTAGCAGGACCTACAGGCGCAACAGGAGCAACAGGCGCAACAGGCGCAACGGGCTCCACTGGTTCCCAAGCAACATTTTCTTTAACTTCTTCTACTCCCCCACTTGATCCAATCCAAGGACAAGCGTGGTTTAATACTGAAAATGGTAAAAGTTATACTTACTACGATTCGTTCTGGATAGAAACTGGTTCTTCTTTATCTGGACCAACAGGAGCAACAGGCTCTACAGGTGTAACAGGACCAACAGGTGCCACAGGAACTCAAGGAGTTGCCGTAAACTTAAAGCCTTCAGTAGCAACAGTACCTTCTTTACCGTCTACTGGCAATACTTTAAATGATGGAAGAATTGTTGAATCAGATGGAGATCTTTACATTTGGGACGGATCCTCATGGAGTTCAGTCGGACAAATAGTAGGACCTACAGGAGCAACAGGCGCAACAGGCGCAACAGGTTCTACAGGCGCAACAGGCGCAACTGGTGCAACAGGTTCTACAGGCGCAACAGGCGCAGATAGTACAGTAGCGGGCCCAACAGGCCCAACTGGCGCTAACAGCACAGTTCCAGGACCTACAGGCGCAACAGGCGCAACTGGTGCTAACAGCACAGTAGCAGGTCCAACAGGCGCTACAGGACCAACAGGTGCAACAGGCGCAACAGGCGCAGATAGCACAGTAGCAGGACCAACAGGAGCAACAGGCGCAACAGGCGCCACTGGTTTACCAGGAGCAAGCGGTGGAAAAATAGTTCAAGTTGTTAGTGCTACAACATCAAATACTACATCTTCAACAGGTGGAGCAGGATATGTAGATGTTAGCGGATTATCTGTAACAATTACCCCAACACTTTCAACAAGTAAAATTCTTGTAATGACATCATTTTTAATTTTAGGTACTGGTCCATCATATCAATCTGGTTTGGTTCAACTTGTAAAAAATTCTACATCATTAACTTCAGCAGTACTAGGTACTTATTATCCAAATGGTGGGGGAGTTAATACTGGAAACTATGCTCAATATTCAATTCAGTATATAGATTCTCCAGCAACTACAAGTGCAACAACTTATAAAATTCAGATTAACAACGTCCTTAGCGCAAATAACTGGGGTGCTAATCCAAGTGGAAATCCAATTCAAATTATAGCAATGGAGATACTAGCATGAAAAACTTTAACGCAATACTTTATTTGTATCCAGATGCTGTATTTAGTATGGTAAATGATGACATATCTATGATAACTTGGGTAGGTCAAGAATATCCAGTTCCAACTGCAAAGCAGTTAAGCGATGCAATTAAAGCAATAGAAGATAAAGAAGCACAAGATATTTTAGATAAAGAAGAAGCAAAAAATTCAGCTCTTAGTAAGTTGCAGGCGTTAGGCTTAACAGAAGCCGAAGCTAAAGCGATTGCGGGAGTATAGGAGATATTATGCCAATAGACTTTCCAAATAGCCCCTCATTAAATCAATTATTTACAAGTAGCCAGAACACTTGGATATGGGATGGCACAGCATGGACTCTACAAAGACTTACTACAGGTGCTACTGGTGCCACAGGTGCAACAGGAGCCACTGGCGCAACAGGCGCCGACAGCACAATTGTTGGCCCAACAGGTGCAACAGGATCAACAGGCGCTACAGGTGCCACTGGCGCAACTGGCGCTAACAGCACAGTCGCAGGACCAACAGGCGCTACGGGCGCTACAGGTGCCACTGGCGCAACAGGCGCCGACAGCACAGTCCCAGGACCTACAGGCGCAACAGGCGCAACTGGCGCTAACAGCACAGTAGTAGGTCCAACAGGCGCTACGGGCGCTACAGGTGCCACTGGCGCAACAGGCGCCGACAGCACAGTCCCAGGACCTACAGGTCCCACAGGGGAAACTTTTCCTTCACAAACTGGTAACTCTGGAAAATTCTTAAGTACAAATGGTACTTCGACTTTATGGAATACGGTTGCACAATATTCTTTACCAGCGCAGTCTGGAAACTCTGGAAAATTTCTAACTACAAATGGAACGGCAGAGTCATGGGCAACTGTAGCAACTACAGCATATTCAAACGGAACTAATACAGCAAACTCAAATAAAATATTCTATAACACATCTGGAACGCCACCAACTGGCACTGCAGCTGGCGATTTATATATTTTCTACTAGGATAACATATGACTATAAAAGCATATGATGGAACAACATGGCAAACACAAAAATCATTAAAGATTTATAATGGTTCGTCTTGGTCAACCGCAAAGCAAGCTTGGATTTATAATGGGACAAGTTGGCTAATAAACTACCCAGAATTTCCATCTTCTTCTTCAAATCCATCTATAACAGTATCATCAGGACTCGACGGTAGACTTGGTTGTACATATAGTGCATCTGTAGGCTCATGGAATTCCAATGATGCGTATGTTCCAACATCATATACATATCAGTGGACTAGGTCAGGTTCAGACATTTCTGGAGCGACATCTTCTACATATACAACTGTTTCGGCAGATGCAGAATCAGTGATTGGAGTTAAAGTACGAGCTACTAATCAAAGAGGTAACACAACAACTTCTTCTACTACTGGAACCCAAATGCTCCCACACGTCACATCATTAACAGGTTCAAATACAACACAGTCAGTTTCTACACCAACAGTCTCATTTAACCCAAATGGTTTAAGCTACAGCGGATCCTGGAACTCTATATTAAATGCAACCACATATGAAACTACATCGGGAGGATCTGCAGGGTCACCAAGTGTTAATATTGGAGCACGAACATTTAACGGTACAGGAACTGCAGGTAACGCATCATTTTCAGTAAGAGCAGTAAATACAACTAGACGGATTTCTTTGAGTTGGCCTGCAGCTATTGGCGCAGTATCTTATGATCTTTACGTTAACGGTACTTTTTTTGGAAATGTGGGTAACGTAACAAGTTATGTTTATAATCCTCCTGATGATAGTGCTAGAAACTTTACTATATACCCTAGAACTTCAGGAAATGTTCAAGGATACGGATCATCAGTGGCATCTGCTATAGCGGCTGCAGCAACACGAAGCGATTATGGAACTGGCAGCGGAAACCTTGTTCAACCTAACGCAACATCCCCTACATTCGCTAGCAGTTCTGCAAGTACTTCAAATTTATCCGTATCTTGGGGCGGAGCAACAAATGCAACAAAGTATAGAGTGTATTGGACTACCGCATCTTCAATTTCTTTAGACCCCGCTGTGTCCTATGATTCACCAGAATGGACAGGAACTGCTGCAAGCTATAGTATTTCAGGTAGCGAAGGAAGCACATACTATTTTTATATATCTGCTTCAGGTGACAACAATGTTTGGACACCATATGGATCATACAAAACATCAGCTACAATTGCATATACTGCTCCAGGCGCACCTAGCCCATCTACAAGCGGAATAACTTCAAGTTCATTTACAATTTCATGGTCGGCAGTATCTGGAGCAGCTTTTTATTCTGTAAAAGTTGGAACATCTTCTGGCGGAACAAATATAGTTAATACAACAACAACTAATACCTCATATTCTGTATCAAGTTTATCTTCAAGCACAACATACTATGTAACAATTGCTGCAAATAAAACAGGATATGGCTATGGAGGTGACGGAACTGCATCGGCAACTACAACAGCAGCCCCCCCTTCAGTTGGTGTGCCAACTGTTCAGTTTGAAAGAACTGGAAGTCAAATAAAATGGGGTATTGATAACCCATCATTTAGCGGTGCGTTCACACCATTTGGAATTGAGTGGGAAGTTAGAACAGCCCAAGGAGGCGGAACTGCAATTGCTAACAGTACAATAAACTATACAACATCTATGACAAGGGGTCCAGTAAATGGATATAACTGGAATTATTGGGTTAGATCAACAACAGATTTACCATACAGCGCCAACGCAAGATATCTGAGATGTAGACTTTATGGGCAAAATGACAATACTTTTGCAATATTTGACGGCCCTTGGTCCAGTTGGATATAATGAAGGTTTATGATATGATAACAAAAGAAGAAAAAGTTTTTATTTTAAATCAGTATATAAAAGAACTTAATTGTAACAAATATACTAGCACAAATAAAATTACTCCTGACTTAACTCAGGAGGAGCTTGCTGAAATAAACCTCAGCATAGAGTCAATAGATCAAAAGATTCAAGCCATTGAATCCGAAAAAACAAAAATAGAAGAAGGAGAATAAAATGCCAACATACACAGTTCTAACAAATGACGAGAAAGCAGCAATTGCTAAAGCAGAAATTAGAAGCCTAGAGTATCAGATGTATACACTTGAAGTAAGACTTATCGCTGAAAATGCAAAGTCTGATCCAGACGATACAACTGTTGCAACTTTAAATACACTTATTGCTGAAAAGCAAACACAAATAGCAGCACTTTAATTTAAAAAGGAGGATGGAATGTCATACAAAAATACAGTCTTAAACGACTTTCCAAACTCATTTTATTTATTAGATGAAGTAGAGTCTGGGCAAATAGCAGACTACACCGAGCTATTATCACAGTTTGCTACATATCAAGATTTAAAAGATAGCGGATTAGTTTATGCACAATTAGGTGGAATCTCTGTTTACGACTACTCTGGAAGCTTAAATAATGGATCTGCTTCTTCGACATCTTTAAGGCAAATAATGCCCTTGGTGGCGGGAGGAATAAGAGGAACAGAAATGTTGCCACTTACTGAAATTACCTATAGCCCAAAAGGAATAGCAAACAAAAATTATAAAGATAATACTTTTTCAATAGAGGCCTGGGTTTTGCTTCCAGCATATAATGCTACTGCAACAGTTGTGGGAGACACGGCTACAGACACTGGAATATTCTATGAAAATGGTAATATTATATTTCAAGTAGGTGCCAATAAGGCAGAACATACAGTATCTAATTCTGAAGCAATTCATGTAGTAGGTATATTCCAAAGCAATCTTTTGTCTTTGTATGTCAACGGTATTTTGGTTGACACCACATCTGTAGATAATTATAAATTTTTAAATGACATTGCAACATTTAAAAGTGGTCCTTCTACAGGAAAATTTGTAATAGACTCAGTAGGATTTTATAGGTATGCCTTATCACCTTCTCAGATTTTAAGTCATTACAATGAGGGTACAAAGGAAGTTAATGTATCTCAAATAGCGTCTATAGATGGCGGTTACCTTTTTAGCATGAACACAGAATCTATGCAGCGCAAATTTTCATATACATATCCTGTATCAAAATTATGGAGCGAGCTAAATATTAATGGCCAGTATTTATCAAGTGATCAGTCTTCTGTATATATTCCAGAGGCAGTTGGGGCCAAGTCTTTTTCTTTCACAGATCATTTTATTGTACCAAATTACCTAGGGATTACTAGCTCACAGATACACTGGGAAAATGACGTAAAAGGAATTTTAGTAGAGGCAAGCATAGACAACATAACATGGAGAACTTGCACAAATGGATCGCCATTGCCATACTTTAATAAAAACGATAATCAAATTTCAGATATTATTTATCTAAGGGTAACTTTATCATCTGACGATGCCACCAGATATCTACCGATTTTAAAATCCCTAGACATTGCTTTTTACGGTTCAAAGAATTTCTACAGCGACAATTCTGGATATTATATATCTTCGAATTATGACTATTCTTTGCCAAAGACAAATAGCAAGACGTTGTCATATAATAAAAACAATGGTCTTACTATGTATGACGGACACGGATTTTCTTTAAATAACGTCCCAGCAATTTCAACAGTAGAAGTTATATTTACCCCTCAGTACGACGACAATGTTTTAGTGAGCGGATTAGCCAGTCGGTACGAGTGGAATAATGCGGGGGTCATAACAAAAGCAGGAATATCCTCAATCTATGTAAATGGTATAAATAGGACATCCGCAGTAAACGTATGGGACTTCATGGCTGTAAATACGCCTCACCATATAATCATTGAATTTACATCGGCAGACAGCAACCTTAAGTTTAATCAAAATCAAAATGACTCCAAGTCTGGATCTGGGCATATGTATAACAATCTTGCCGTATATGAAAATGCATTACCGCTATCTTCTAAGCTTAATCACTACTTGCTATATACGGGAAATATCGTAAATCAAATAAATGACACCGCTTTTGGAATTGAAGAGTCCGCCCTAGGTGAAGATTTGACCCCGTTCTTTATAACTGTGGTAGAGCCAGAGTCAGTTAGCCTATAATTTTGTCCACCTCTTGTGCAAACTCTAGACTTTAGCACAGAATAATGGTATGATTTATGTCTATGGATATTAATAAAGCTAAATATAACATTAATGAAGAAGAATCGATTCTAGGCATATACGTATGGGAGATGCCTGACGGTAGATGGATTGGAGACGACGATGGGAACTTTCTTTCAGTCACGTCCAAAAAAGGAAATAGATCCAACATCGATGCTTTGGCTAGAGAAGTTCGCTCATTTGGCATATATGAGGGCGGGCCTAAATTTCTTTCAGCAAGAAGAAAGATTGACGACGAAGAATTCCAGCATCAAAAGCAAAGACTTGACTGGGGACTAGTTCCTGATCCATATGATATCGGAAACTATAAAGACGAAATGAAAAAAATAGGTGGTTTAAGATGACAGTAGAATTTCTCGGTGAAGATAACTCAGAAAACATTATCGACATATCAAATACAGCGGATTGGTTTTCTTTTAAAAAGGATGAAAAAAACAACGACCCGTTTGCAATAGGCCTAGAAGACATCAAAAAGCTTAGAGGTCTCGGGTCATCATTTAAGCGTAGAATTAATAGAGAGTTTTCTAAATCATTCTCAGGCATTGAAGATACTGGAACACAACAAAACCTATTGGCACAAGCAATTAGCGGATACGCTATGTTTGATCTTATTGAGCCTCCATACAACCAAGAGTATCTTTCAAAGATTTATGAAATTTCAACATATAACTATGCAGCAATTAATGCAAAGGTTGCCAATATTGTTGGCCTAGGTTATGACTTTATTGAAACAAAGAAAACAAATGATGCCTTTGATTCAATAACAGATGACAAACAGCTTGAGAGGGCACGTAGAAAGCTAAATAAGCTTCGTCAAGATCTACACGCTTGGCTAGATACAACGAATACTGAAGATACATTTACACAAACATTAATTAAGGTTTACACAGATCTTGAAGCAACAGGAAACGGTTACCTTGAAATAGGAAGAACAACAGGCGGAGACATTGGGTACATTGGGCATATCCCAGCAAAGACAATGCGTGTTCGCAGACTTAGAGATGGCTTCATTCAGCTGCTGTATGGCAAGGCTGTATTCTTTAATAACTTCGGCGAGAATGAAACAGAGAACCCAATCGCTGGTCAAGAAGATCGCCCAAATGAAATTATTCATTTTAAGAAGTACACACCAATGAATAACTATTATGGAATTCCAGACATCATTGCAGCACAGGTAGCCCTTGCTGGAAATGAATTATCTGGCCGTTACAATCTAGACTACTTTGAAAACAAAGCGGTCCCAAGATATATTATTACAGTTAAGGGAGCAAAGCTTTCTCCAGAGTCAGAAAGAAAATTGCTTGAATTTTTCCAAGTTGGATTAAAGGGAAAGAATCACAGATCCCTATATGTTCCACTTCCAGCAGATAGCCCAGACTCAAAAGTTGAATTTAAAATGGAGCCTATTGAAGCGGGTAATCAAGAAGGATCATTTGAGAAATATCGTAAATCAAATAGAGACGAAATTCTACTTGCCCACCGTGTTCCAATTAATAAAATAGGAACTCCAGAGGGGGTTAATTTAGCGGTAGCCAGAGATGCTGATAAGACATTTAAAGAGCAGGTTTGCCGACCAGCTCAAATGACCCTGGAGAAAAAAATTAATGCAATATTTGATGAAAAAACAGATGCCTTGACTTTAAAGTTTAATGAATTAACTTTAACTGATGAAGACACTCAATCTCAAATAGATGAAAGATATTTAAGAATGCAGGTAATTACTCCAAATGAAGTTAGAATTAGAAAAGGAATGATACCTGTTGAAGGCGGAGATAAAATGGTTGAATTAAAGCCCCAAGAGGCTGCTGATCAAAAAGCAACCGCTGGGAAAACCAGGGCCCGAGATTCCGAAAGATCCGCATCCTCCTCAGATAAAGTGGGAGAAGGCCGAAATGCCAAAGGCGAAGGAAGACGGGTCGACTAAGTCCACTCAACTGTTATTTGCTTTATAGTCTATAACACTATAAAATTAAGCATATGAACATTGAAAAGTCTTTATGGACCAGTAACGGCAACGTTATTAATTTGTCGGTTCCTTTTACTAAAGTTAACCGTGAAAAGAGAACCGTATCTGGATTCGCAACCCTAGACAATGTTGATCAGACTGGTGATGTTGTAACAGCAGAATCAAGTCTCAAGGCATTCGAAAATTTCCGTGGGAATATTCGTGAAATGCACGGATCAAATGCGGTAGGAAAGATGGTTTCATTTAAGCCAGAAACTTTTTATGATCCAAAGTCAAAAGAGTTCTTCAACGGAGTGTATGTAGATGCATACATCTCAAAGGGCGCACAAGACACCTGGGAGAAAGTTCTAGACGGAACTCTATCTGGATTCTCAATCGGCGGAAAGATTCTTGAGTCAGACAATGAAGTTAACAAGGCAAACGGTAAGACCGTAAGATTTATTAAGAACTATGAACTAATTGAACTTTCTATTGTTGATTCACCAGCAAATGAACTTTGTAACATTCTTTCTATTCAGAAAGTAAATGGACAATACATTGCTAAGGGAATTGCAGTAGGTGTAGTAACTGAAAACATATTTTACTGTGCAGACAGTGATTCTGTTTTTATCTCAACAGATAAAACATACGACTCTCCAGTATCTGGAAAGCCAGCAGAATTAATAGGATGGGTTGAAAGCTCAGACGTTAATAAAGCAAAAGAGATAGATAAGATTCTTGATGCATATAAGCATTCAAGATTTACGTTGCCTGAAACACAAACAATTGCAAAACAGGCAAACGCAGAAGGAGGTAATGAAATGTCAGATAATACAGAAAACGTAGTTGTCGAAGATGTTGCAGTAGAGGCACCAGCCGAAGCAGTAGCAGAAGAAGCAGCCGTTGAAGATACAGCAGTAGTTGCAGATGATGCAGCTCCAGCTGAAGCTCCTGCAGAAGCAGTAGCAGAAGACGTTCCTGCCGAGACTCTGGAAAAAGCAGCCGAAGTATCAGAAGATAAGGTTGATGAACCTGATTTTGCGAAGATGTTAGGCGATCTAAAAGGCTTTTTCTCAGAAACTCTAAACAAGGCATCTGAAGCAAATGCAGCACAAGTAACAACAATCCAAACGACTGTTGAAGCTTTCAGCAAGAGCGTAGATGCTAGAATTTCAGAGTTGGCAGAACAACACACAGCACTTTCAAGCGCTGTAAATAACATCAAGAGCACGATTGATGGTGTACAAAAGCGTGTCGACGCAGTAGAATCAGAGACTGCATTTAAGAAGTCTTCAGATCTTGGCCGATCAGAAGAAGCAACAACAATCAAAAAATCTAAATGGAACGGTTCTTTCCTCGGTTCCGTAAACGAAATATTCAACTAAGGTAGGTATAAAAATGAGCAATGAAACATTAGAAAAGGCCGTAGCAGCTGGTACTCAGGTATCAACAGGATTCGGTTCAGCAACTGGTGGAACAGGAGTACACGTAGCGTCTGAAAATGGCAACGGTGGACTACTCAACCCAGAGCAGTCTGCTCGCTTCCTTGATTATATGTTCGACGCAACCGTTATCGGTAAGGTCGCACGTACAGTTCGTATGAAGTCAGACACAGCCGAGATTGACCGTATGTCCGTTGGTGAGAAGCTTATGAAGCTTGCAACCGAGGCAGACAACACTGGTGTAAATGCACCAGTAACTTTCTCAAAAATCTCTTTAACAACAAAGAAACTCCGCATGGACTGGGAGCTTTCAACAGAGTCTCTAGAAGATAACATCGAAGGTGCAGATCTAGAAGATCACATTGCACGTTTGATGGCAACACAAGCAGGAAATGACATCGAAGATGTTATTCTTAACGGTGACACACTTCTAACAGCAGACGGTCTTTACAAGTCATTCGATGGCGTTGTAAAGAAGGCAAAGGCATCAGGCCGTGTCGTAGACGCAGCAGGAGCCGCAGTATCACGTGAAGTATTCAACAAGGCACTTAAGGCTATGCCACGTAAGTACAAGCAACGTCGTGGAGACCTTCGCTTCCTTGCTGGATCAAACTTGATTCAGGATTTCCTATATGCTAACAGCATTGGAACAAACCAAACAATTCCACAAGATATCGCTTCAAGCGTTATCCGTGGTGGAGTTGCACCACTAGGTGGACCAGCAGGATACGTGGCACCATTCGCATTCGGTATTCCGATTGTTGAAGTTCCACTTCTTAATGAAACACAGACTGGTACATACGCAACACCAACAGGTTCACACGGAGATATCCACTTGACATTCCCAAATAACGTAGTTATTGGTATCAAGCGTGACGTAACCGTTTACCGCTTCTTCCAGCCACGTAAGGACACAATCGAGTACACAATGTATACTCGTGTTGGAGTTCAAATCGAGCAGGCAGACGCTTGGGTAGTTGTAAAGAACGTTAAGGTTGCTTCTTAATTAATTTAAGATAAAACCCTCGAAAGGCCCCTAATTAATTTTAGGGGCTTTTCATTTTAATTTATCAATGCTATAATTGAAGAACCTAACAAAGGAGATAATATGTCATTTGAGACATTGAAGGTCGCAGAACTCAGAAAAATTGCAGAGGACTTTGCAGTTGATACTGATGGAATTAAGAGTAAGGCAGATATCGTTGCCGCCCTTGCAGAAGAGGGAGTTACATGGTCTGTCTATCAAAAAACTATTAAAGATATCGAAGACGCAACAGATGAATTTAACGAAGACGCAGAAGAGATTCTTCCTAGATTTAGCCTAGATGCTCAGCCAGAAGATACGGTTCTAGTTCGAATGACTAGAGAAAACTTCAGATACGATATCATTGGATTTACATTTACAAAAGAGCACCCTTTTATTGCAATGACAGAAGAAAATGCTCAAGAAATTTTTGATAAGGAGGAGGGCTTTAGATTAGCAACTCCAAAGGAAGTTCAGGAGTATTACAACTAATCTAAGCTTATAAAATGGCAGAGATATATGTAAACAGCAATTCACCGATCAGAACAAAGATCTACTGGGAGGGTGAATTAGCATCCCCTACGGGTAACGTAACGGCAAAGGTTTATGACATTACTCAAAACCCTGCTAACGTTATATCTTCTACCAATTTATTACTTACTCTAACAGGAACAGCCGTTGAAACAGATGTCGGCACATATCAAGTTGTGCTACCGTTTTCCTATTCTGCATATCCCAGAAAGCTAAAGCTCGTCTGGGAATACGCAGTAGCTGGATCAACAGTGGGAACTCATACAACTTATGTGAATGTTGTAACCCCATACGTTTCTATCAATGAGCAAATAGATGAATTAAACTTTGGGTCGGATCCAAGTGATCCTAACTACAAGACATACTCAGACCTCCAGATGGCTGAGAGATATGCAAGAAAATTAATTGAAGAATACACTCAGCAAGAATTCTACCTGTATCCAGACACAAAGATTATATACGGAGACGAATCAGATACTCTACCCCTATCATCTAAAATAAATCGGATATACCAGATTTATTCTAACGATATACTTCTTGTAGATAACCTTGCTACACCAAAGGTAAACAACTGGCTATATGACCCAATTGTTTCAGAAACAGGTTTTGGAATAAGAGTTAATAGAGTAAACCTATTAGACAATTCAGTATATGTTGCAAATGGTTTAGTTCCTCCAACAATTAATGATACATATAATGGAGTCTTTTCTAAGAACGTTAAGTATAAGATCGTTGGCGAATTTGGATGGGATTTAGTTCCCGCTCAAGTGCAGATGGCAACAGTTGAACTAATGAAAGACTATTTCTCAAAGGACAAAGTCTGGAGAAATAAGTACATTAAATCCATTAAGACATTTGACTGGAGTTTTGAATATAACAGCTCAGCATCAAAAGGAACTGGCAATCTATATGCAGATCAATTGCTTGCTCCACATGTTATATCTCAAATGGTCCTTATCTAATGTATGATCTTGTCGACTCCGTTCTTCCAATGCTTATTGATGTATATAGGCAATTTGAAACACAGGACCCAGCGACGGGATCTTTAAAGAAAGACTGGCAATTTAATAGAACAGTTGCATGCAGCGCAAAAGGAACTATTAGTAATTCTACAGCCAGCAGATCTGGAGACAAGCAGACCTTTTCAAACAAATATGTTAATGAGCAGATGATTCAAATAAGAACTACATCCAAATTAGTATTTAACGAAAAGGTTACAAACATTAGAAATTTAGACGGAACTGTTATTTGGGAAGAGATTAACTTTCCAAGCAACACGCCAACAGTATTTGAAGTAATGGGAGTTACTCCAATTACAGAGCCGATGGGCGGAATTATTGGTTACAATACAACCGTTAAAAGATCGGAGAATCAGGTAATTGGACAGTAGCGTAGCATTATTACAAACAGCCAGCGGTCTTGAAAGATTGATGGCAGGATCAGTTCCAGGAGTAATAAAAGATAGCACCGTGGCTCAAGTATCTGCATTTTTGTATTATGAAGCAGCTGTTATTGCCAAGCTAACAACAAATGCTGAATTTAAAAATTTATTTAAAACAACCATATTTAATCAAATAGAAAAAGATTTTGGTCAGTACGTTGATGCCCAAGCAAGAGTAAAGCCTAAAAGCCTTCACCATGTATACGAGTGGAATAAAACTGGCAACCCAACAGCAAGGCTTTTCAACCTATATCTAATAGATTCTGAAGGCCTTTCATTTAGAGTAGGCCGTGATTTTAAACTATCTAAATCAACAGTACCGTCTAAAAATAAAAAACAAAAGAATAGATATGTATTTGCTAATAAAGCTTCCGTAATGGAAGAAGGAATGCCCATAGTAATTCGACCAAGATCCGCAGAACGCCTAGTATTTGAATTAGATGGTGCAACAGTCTTTATGCCCAAAGGCACCTCAGTTACAGTCAAGAGGCCAGGAGGCAAGGCTGCAACAAATCAATTTGCACTCACATACGGAAGATTCTTTGGAGGTCAACCAGTAAACTCCTCAATAAAGTCTTCAGGGTTTCAAAGAATATTTAATGCTAAGATTGCAAGAGCATTGAGTGTACCAACTAATATTAAAAAGGTGCAGTATAGCTTCAGTGCTGGTAAAATAAGAGTGCAGGCAGATGCAGCATTAAGCTCATCATTTGGAGGGTCACTATGACAGTAGATTATAAAATAGACGCAATGTTTGAGCTTCGCAAGTTCTTGTGGACCCAATTAAAACTTACTGGACTATTTGATCCAGACGACTACTACTCAGATAATCTAGGATCTGAGATAGTACCTATTATTCCAGTTCAGCAATTACCAGAAATGGATCAATTCCTAAACGGTAAAAAGCATATCGTATATGACAAGATCGGAATGTCCTATGAAGAGAACTGGCTGATATGCTGCGAAAAGGTTTTGTTTACCATATACTCAACAGATATAACAGAGATATATGAGATAAGAAACCTAATGACTGACCTGTTTAGAAGAATGGACGAATCTGCAAAAGATGTCAATTCTTTAAAGACCACCAACAAATTAATTTTCCACAGCATTCATATTACAGAAACTTCTCCAATTGACCCATCCCTTGAACTTCAGGGCTTTTTGTCATCAGACGTAATACTAGAGGTCAAGTACTCCAGAGTCACCGACGGACTAGGTAGATTTGCCTAGTTGCTTTTAAAGGGTTAATCCAGTAAAATTGGACATAAGAGGAAATGAGCCTAGCCAGCTTGATTTAAAGTAAGTCAATATATATATATTTATTTAACAGGAGGTTTTACAACATGGCACAAAATATTGGTAATGCTAGAAATATTCTTGTCGGTGCGTCTCCACTGTTTCTTTCAGTAACAGACATCACCAGCCCAGATTATGTAGTTTCTGCACCAGCAGGAACACTAAACGCATTTGCAGCAAACAAGAATAAGACAGTCCCAGCATTTAAAACAGGAGAGTCTTACACAGATTCTTTGAACAAGGTTGATGTTACAACAGCAGCAACTGGTGCGGTATCACCAGCCCTTGACACAAAGGGTGCATTTTACCGTAACGTAGGTTACACAAATAACGGTCTTCAGGTTACATACAACCCATCATACGGTTCAGTAACAGTAGATCAGCTTCTTGATACAGCAAAGCTTTTCAAGGAGTCAATGGAAGTTATGATCGCAACAGAAATGGCAGAAGGTACTCTTGAGAACGTTCTTGCCGTATTTGGTCAGAAGTCAGATACACTTACAGATTCTGGTAAGAAGCTAGGTATCGCAGGTGGAGCTCTTGGTGAAGCACCAACAGAGCGTCAGCTAATTGCAGTTGGTCAAGCACCAACTTCAACAACAGATACTGCAACTGAGCGTGTATATTATGCACGTCGTGTTCTTTCTGTACAACAGTCACAGTTCTCTTTGGCTCGTAACGCAGCATCAACATTCCCAGTAACATTCCGTTTGCTACCATCAGGTGATTCATCACACGTAGGTCAGGAATATGGTTTCATCGTAGACCGTGTTCTATCAGTGTAATTAATTTAATTAATTAATAGAGCCCCCCAAGAAATTGGGGGGTTTTCTATTGCTCTTGTATTTTGAATATGATACAATAATTAAGACGATCCTAGGAGGATTAAATGGCAACAACAGTATACGATGTTGAAGAAATTCAACTACAAAATGGCGCAACAGTTAAGCTCAAGCCTTTAACAATTAAAGAGCTACGTGAGTTTATGAAGGTCATTCAAAGAACACAAGAAGTAACATCAGAAGATGAAACACTAACAATCCTTATTGAGGCCTGTGGAGTAGCACTAAAAAAGCAGCTTCCAGATCTTGTAGCAGACAAAGACGCATTTGAAGACACACTTGACGTTCCAACCATCAATCGCATTCTAGAAGTATGCGGAGGGATTAAGATGGACGACCCAAACCTACTAGCGGCAGCGGTTCTGGCTGGTCAGAACTAGATCTAGCCGCTTTAGAGGGGGAAGTATTTCTTCTAGGTAATTGGAAAAATTACGAAGAACTAGAAGATAATCTTTCAATGCCAGAGATGGTCCAGACTTTTAAGTCAATGCAAAAAACGGAATCAGAAAAAAGGAAATTCCTAGCTTCGATTCAAGGTGTTGATTTAGATGAAAGCAGTAATAATGAGGAGGGATCATCCTTCGAAGATGTCAGAAGAAGAGCACTTGGTATAACCACATCAGCAGATGATGTTGTTTCATTACAAGGTGGTCTTGCAGCAGAAGCTGGCTTTGGCATTAACGCAGGATTAGGATACCGAATAGAGTAACATATACATATGGCAGATAATTTAATCACCACCAATATTACCGCCAACGCAGACTTCACGAGTTTAAGAACTCAGCTTGCTGCGGTTACTGCCCAACTCGTAAAATTACAAGAAACAACGGCGGGAACTAACGCCAAACTAGCAAATCAAATTGCTGTAATGAATAAGTCCTTCGCAGAAACTATGCGATCAACGGGACAGTTTTCATCACACTTTGTATCGCTTACATCAGACGTAGAAAAATTTGGTAGGAACCTAGATAGAGGAAGACTTAAACTAGGGGAATACTACAACGCCTGGAGTGGGCATACAAAGAAAACAAGCAGCCTGATTAGAGACCTGGCCAAGCAGCAGGTAATGCTAGAGAATGCAATCATTCAGCCTATCGGCAAAAACGCACAAGGCCTAATGCAATACAATGTTATGGTTGCAAAGGGCCTTGATGAAATAAAGAACAAGACGGCAATTGCAAGACAAGAGCTATCTATCATGAATAAGGTAATGCTCGATGGATCTAATCAGCTTATCAATTGGGGTAAGAACACCCAGTGGGCTGGCCGTCAGTTAACAGTAGGACTAACAGTTCCTCTTGCAGCATTTGGAATGGCTGCACAAAAAGCATTTAGAGAAGCAGATCAAGAGCTTGTAAGACTTACAAAGGTTTACGGCGGACTAAGTGCAACATCATCTTCAGAGCTAGCAAAAGTAAGAAAAGATGTTTCCGAAACAGCAAGAGAAATTGCTGGAGCATACGGAATTGCATACAAAGAAACTATTGCATTAGCAGCTGACCTTGCTGCAACAGGACAAGAAGGCGGAAACCTTCTAGAAGCTACAAGACAGACAAGCAGACTTTCAATCCTTGGTGAAGTAGACAGACAAGAAGCAATGAAGGCAACTCTTGCTATTCAAAATGCATTTAAATCAAGTACAGATGAATTAACTCAATCTATTGACTTTCTTAACGCTGTTGAAAACCAGACATCCACTTCTCTACAAGATTTAGTTGAAGCAATCCCTAAAGCAGGCCCTGTTGTAAAGTCTTTAGGTGGAGATGTAAAAGATTTAGCATTGTATTTAACTGCAATGAAAGAAGGCGGAGTAAACGCATCAGAAGGTGCTAACGCAATTAAGTCAGCAATGGCATCTCTTATCAACCCAACAAAGGTTGCAAAGGAAATGTTTTTTGGCTTTGGTATAGATATAGATAAGATTGTAACATCTAATGCGGGAAATTTAACTGAAACAATTACAGACCTTCAAGCAGCTTTAGACAGACTAGATCCACTAAGCAAGTCAAGAGCAATTGAACAGTTGTTTGGTAAGTTCCAGTATGCAAGAATGTCAGCCCTATTTGAAAACCTAGGTAAAGAAGGATCTCAAACTCTTCAGGTAATGGATTTAATGAAAGCAAGCGCTACAGATCTTGCAAATATCTCTGCTCGAGAATTAACTATGATGACAGAGTCCGCTTCAGGACAATTTAAAAGAGCATGGGCTTCAGTCCAAGCAGACCTTGCTTCAGTAGGAGAACAATTTTTAAGAATTAGCACAAAGGTTTTAAATGTAGTAGATGGGATCATTAAGTTTTTCCAAGGACTTCCAGGTCCAGTTAAAACATTCCTTAACGCTCTTGGTGGACTAACAGCATTTGCTGGACCACTAATTATGTTAACTGGTGTTATGGCCAACTTTATTGGTTATGTTACAAAGGGAATATTCTCTTTAAGACAAATGGCTACAGGAGGACATGGGTTTAAGCTCCTTACTCCAGAAATATTAGCGGCAGATGCAGCAGCAAAAGGTCTTGCTACATCATTCTATTCAGATACAGAAGCAACAGTTGTATTAACAAATGCAGTAAATACTCTTGCAGCATCATTTGATAATCTTCAGGTAGCAGCATCTACAGCGCAAGTTGCAGTGCAACCAAGCATCTCAACAGTTGCAGGCGGAGTAATTGCAGCGGGAACTCCAGGCGGAACGCCAAGATATGTTGATAAAAATAATCCATTAATTGGAGATTCATACTCAAGAGATATGTCTCACATGATTCCTGCTCAAACACAACAGGCGGGGACAATATTTGGAACAGTTCCAGGAGCAGGACCAGTAAACGTTAGAATTGGTAAAAACCCTCAAGCATATATGAACGCAGATCTTCCAAAGATTCCAGGTGTTACATCTGTAAACGGAACATCGACTGGTATAGTTGCTCAAGAGGCAGCAAAGTGGCATGCAATGACAGCGGCAATTGCAATGCAATCAGAAGCAGAACTTAAAGTATTAAAGGCAGAGGTAAATGCTACAGGAACAATTACATCAAGTCTATCTAATTCTTATCAAGCCTTGCTTCCAGAATTTTCAGAAATTACAAGCATGGCTGCACAAGAAACTGCTTTAATCGTTAAGCAGCTACAGCAAAGCAAAATAACAGCAGACGAAGCAAGAATAAAAGTAATTCAATTAAATGCAACAGTTGAAGCAATGCTTGCTGAGACAGCTCAAAAGATTGCAGCTGGACAAGGAAGATCTGTAAACTTAACAACAGTTCCATTAACATCTCAACCTGTAGTAGACCCAGTAACTGGTAAATCAAATATGAAAGAAATGTTTCATAAGGGTTCTACAAAAACATTAGTAGATAAAATTGCTAGAGCGCTAGGCGGAGTTAGAACTTCAGGTGCAGGATATAACATTGAAACAACAAAGCCTAAGTTTAATAAAGGCGGAATAGTTCCAGGAACTGGTAACACAGACACCTATCATACAATGGCCGAGCCCGAATCATTTGTAATTAATAAAGCTGCAACACAAAGAAACATGCCTACAATTAGCAAACTTATTGGTGGCACTCCAACATTTAGAAACACTGGAGGAATGGTTCCAGTAGTTTTAACTCCTGGAGAAGCAGTAATTCCAGCAAAAATTGCTAAGCGTAATCCAGAACTAATGTTGCAATTAAATGGTGGCCCAGGTAATACAACTGGTATGGGAAGACATCAAGGCGGAGGAGTTCACCCACACCCTCATGCAGGAAAGCCTATGACAGATGCTCAATACAGAAGAGCTCTTAAAATGTATTATGAATTTATTAACGATCCAAACTATGAAGCCAATGTTCGTGCAAGATTTATTGCACTAGATGCTTCAGAGTATTTGGGAGTTGCCCCACAGATAGGAACTAAAAAAGCTATTGAAATAGCTACTGCTAATTTTGATGCTGCTAAGGACCTTAATGGATCTCCCGAAGACTGGATTAAAACTAGAACAGCACAGCTTGCTGCTTTTGACGAAAAATATTCTATGGGAGACAAAAGATTAGTAAAAGAAGGAAGAAGCGCAACGGCTTCTGGTTTAACTAGCGATAACTTTTTAAATAGAAATATGAACAGGGTTTTAAGATCAATGAGCAGAAACCCATTATTTGCAGAAGCTCATGAAGATTTAAAGTCAATACCTAGAGCAACTGGTAAAATACAAGGCGGCGGAGGAAGATTAGTTGAAACTGCTAGAGGCCACGCATTTAGAAGATCTTTAATAGCACAACTAGGTGGAGTTGGCTCAAGAGGATTTGCAGGATTTGCTGCTATTATGCCTGCAGCATTTAATACAATTGCTGCACAACTTCAGGGCAAAAATTTTCAACCAGATGTAATTCATTTAAAGAGGGCAAGTGCAATTGCTGACTTTGAAGAAATGGTAAGAAAATCTGGAGTCCCTGGAAGCGTAGACGATGTAATACAAGCATTACAGTATGATACAAGATTTGTAGCTGCATCAGACAAGAAACCACGAGTTGCTCCTCCATCACCAAAACAAAAAACTGCACTCAACATGTTTTTGCAAGCAATCTCTGCAGGAAAAGCTTGGATTCCAATTCGTGGAAAACTTGCTCTTGCAGGAGCGGTTAAATTAAATAAGGGTGGACAAGTACCAGGAAAGTTTGCACAAAGATTGTTTGGCGGCGGTAAAGCGTTGTTCTTAGGAATGCCAAGATCTATTAAGCAGGTTGAAGCCCAGAGAGCCGCAAAGGTTGCTATGGAAAAAGCAAGTCAAGCAGTTAAAGACTCTAGATTTAGCAAGACCCCAGTAACTGATTATGACGCTATGCTAGAGCCAACATCAGGAAGAAGTTTCCCAGTATCTGGAATTGGTGGAGTTTATAGCAAGAACGGGGAAAAGGTTTTTGTTAAGCCAGTACTAGATGAAAAAGCAGCGCTTGCTGAGATAAGAGCAACTGAAATTGCTCGTGATGTTCACGGACTACAAACACCTAATCAAAGAGTTGTTGTAATGAGAGACCCAACTGACAGAAGAGGATCTAGAACACTACTAGCTTTAGAGTCTAAGTACAATCCTGCTATAGCAAATCAAGATGGTAAATTTACAGAAGATCAATACTTTAGACAGTTAGTTGCATCATCATTACGTGGCGACAAAGATTTAGGCAGGGGTAACCTTTCTGGGAACATACTTGCCGATGTAGGTCCAGCTGGGGTATTTTCAACAGCCTCTGGACCAAGAGATTATTCTGCAACAATGCCTTCATTTAAACAACAAGCAATGATCAACTTGCTTGGAGTAAAAGGAAGCAGTACAAAGAAATTCTTTGCTGAAGCAACTTCAGATATTCCAAGAGGTATGACACCTGATCAATACAATGATCGCATGCTGCAAGAAATTGAATCTGCTCTCCCAAAGCTAAAACAAACAATAGGTAGATTTGATTTAAACACAGAAGAAAAAGTTATTTACAATGCAATGATCACAAGACTATCTGATGCAAGAAGACAAACTTACAGAGATTTGCATGGAGTTCATTCATCAGTAACAATGTCTCCAGAAAAAACAATGACTCCAGCAGCAATTGCCAAAATGCTTGCAGCAGATGAATTGAAGCGCAGACAAAAGGGTCACTCTGTAAGCCTATCTGATAATGCATTTAAGACACCAGAAAATGGATTCAATATTGGCGGATTAATTGGAAACGTTCTTAAGGGTAAAGCAATGCATAGAATTGGTGCAGGATTTGGCCCAACTGGAGCACCTAAGCCAAGTATGTATGAGTCAGCTCCATGGGGCGTGAACTCTCTATCTATTGAAATGGCCGACAAGCTATTTGCAAACACAGGTTTAAGAAAGCATACTCAAAAATTATTCTATGACAAGTTTGCGGCAGCACTAGCAAAAGAAAAACCTTACGGATATGTAAAGATGCCAGATGGTAAATTAAAGAACGGACTCGAGCCAGACGTGCTAGACTCTGTAATAAGATCAGCCGCTTCAGATCTTGTTGGAGACAGAAACATAATTAAACAACTTTCTCCAATTGATAAAGATATTTTGCGAAACAAATATTTAAATTGGGATTCTAAAAAAGATACTCCGCTTACAGAATCTTTAAAGAAAATTATATTTGGTTTAGAAAAAAGAGAAATGGGCGGACCAGTTAACGCAGGTCAACCATACGTTGTGGGAGAAAAAGGACCAGAGCTATTTGTACCTAGAAATTCAGGAGGCATTGTTCCAAACGGATACATGAAGGGCGGAAACATTGCAATGCTTGGAGCCTCACTAGCACCAATGCTAATTGCGAGCAAGATTACTAATCCTTTACTTCAAACAATAATGCAGACGCTTTCATTTATCATACCTCAAATGATGATGACGGCAATGATGCAGACAAAAGCTGAAGGCGCACAAGGAAGAGTCGGTGGACTTATGTCTAAGATTCCAGCTTCTGCAAAAACTCCTATATTCTCTACAGCAAGAGGGACAAAAGTTGCTGGTGAAATGTTGGAAGATGGAACATACGCCAAGGGCGGAAGAATGCTCAATAGATACGGCGCAGCTCTTCAGAATTCTGCCAAGAGCGGGAGCGCAGTAACAAGAACCCTGGGAAGAATTGGAATGGGTCTTACAAGATTAAATGTAGGACTTGCTGTAGCAACAGGAGCTTTTATTCTTATCAATAAAAGAATAAGGGATCACAACGAACATTTAAGAGTTGGGGTAACACAATACGGACTAACAGAAGAAGCTGCCAAAAAGGCGGGACTTAAGTTTACTGATTACAACTCAAAGCTTGCAGATACTGTTAAAAACATAGAAGCAATACGAGAAAGAAATCAGTTCCTTTATGAAAGCATGCAAGATGCTGGACTTCCTATATCCATGACAATTGAAGAGTATAAGAAGCTTAAGAAGGAAGTTAAGGAAGTATATACTGATCAAATTAAATTAATTAATCAGTCTAAAGAAAGTGAACTTCCACAAGTAGCAATAGACATTAAGACTGCTCTAATGGCTGCTGGGTTATCAGCAGATGAAGCAAGCAAGAAGATATTTACAATGTTTAAGCTTTCTGAAAAGGGAGAAAAGGCTGGTGCATTTACTGTAGGTAATCGTGCATTTAGAAATATTAAAACAGGACAAGATGCAGCCGAGGCTGCAATAAACACTTATACTACTGCCTCAGATGGTAAAGAGAAAGCACAGGCAGTAAATACAGGTCTAACTGCTATCGATGCAGGAATCATTGATATGATTGAGCAAAGTAAAAAAGCTGCTAGAGAAGACAAGAGTGGAAATACAAAAGTATTAACTCAGTATCAAGCCCAAGAAGCAATGCTTCAAAAACTAAATAAGCTAGAATCTTCTAAAGCTGTTCTTACTGCAAAAACTAGAGCGGAAATGATTAAGCAGAATCCAGAACTTAAAAAGATTATTAATCCTATGGATACAATAGTTAGCTTATTTGAAAAGATGAATCTTGCAGCAAAGGGATTTACTGGAGATCTTTCAAAGTTAGGCGCTGAGGCTGTATCTACACTATCAAAAGTTGCAGATTCCATATCAGAAGCAACCGTTGCTGCGAACAAAGAGGGTCTATTAAAACAACAGTACATAGATTTAAAGAAGCTAACAGATCAACAAAAGGCATTAATGCAAGCGGCCAAAGGACAAACTGCTCAGCAACAAATAAACACTAGAGAGCAGCTAAAGGGTTTGCAAAAGCAAATAGATGCTAATAATAAACTTGCAGAGTCAAGACTAAAAGCATTAGATGCAGCAAAGCAAGAGGGCGATATTGCAAGACAAATTGCAAAAGCACAAGCAGCATACGAAGCAGCTTTAGCAACAGGCAATACTGCTGCAGCACAACAAGCAAGCTTAGATATTCAAGGTCTGCAATCAGATCAGCAATACAACTCTCAAAAGAAAGCAATTGAAGATGCTCTTAAGCTAGCCAATGCTCCTCTTGAGGCTAAGATAAAATTAATTAATGACGGACAACAAAAGATGTCAGACAATGCATCAATTGCTGCAGAAAAATTGGGCTCATTAAATGCAAGGATTGATAAGCAAAAACAAAAGATTGATGATGTTAATCAAGCAATGGTCACCTTAGCACTAAATGCAGCTGCTGCAGGAAAAAGTATAGAGGATTATATTAAGTTTGGAACTGATGAAGACCCAAATGCTGGTAGAGAGGCTGCTGCAGGCCTTGTTGGAGCAGTAAGAACAGCAAAGCCTGGAACAGTTCCTGAATTTAAACAACCAACTCATCCAAAGGGTGTTAAAACTCCAATTGATGTAGGTACCCAAGCCCTGGGAATAATGGGCGGGGTAGAAGGAGCTATTACAAAAGGATTAGCCTCAAAGGGTATTCAAATGGGCAGCGGAGATATTATTATTAATGGAAAGAAGATGGATGTTGGCCAATCAAATGCTACTGCTAAGATTAGTTCTGTTCCTACAACTTTAGGCGTAACCGCTGGAGCCTATGCAGGATCTACAATTATTCATCCATCTACACTTATGGCAGCAGGAGCATCTCAAATATCTGATGGCAAACGAGGCTCTACTTGGGTTGGTGTTGAGTTTGTAGATAAAAATGGTAAAAAGTGGAAGGTAACTTCTGATGCAGGGAGAGCTGGTCTTAACGTTCAAGCAGTAAAAGCTGGTTACGGAACAATGAAGCTTAATCCAAATGTTCCTACTATTGTCGGAGACCGTGGACCAGAAATGGCATTTGGCGGAATGGTTATTCCTAATATGGCTAAGGTACCATATGCTTCACCTAGATACGATATTAAGCAAGCAGCAAAAATGTTTGAACCAATGCGTGATTCAGGGGTAGGACAAGGTGTAATTAATTATACACAACATATTCATGCCTCTCCAGGAATGAATGAGGATCAATTAATAAGTAAAGCAAAGGTTGCAGCATATGAATTCTTGCAGGCCAATATAAAAACTAATGCTAAAATGAAGGGCAACCCAATGAATGTAGGTATTAAAAACACATGAGCTATCCAATGACACTCCCAGTAGGTTCCCTATTATATTTTGATACAGGAACTGACCTTGTAAACCCAACATGGACAAAGGTCTCTGAGCACAACAGATCTAGCGCCTCTCTAGAAATAGATAGAATAGAAAAGACTCAAAGAATGTCTAACGGATCCCTTAGAAAAATTTGGATTGCAGATAAGAAACAATTTAGCGCAAGCTGGGGAATGCTGCCAACTGATAATACAATGACAGTAGACGGAGGCATGGGCGCCTCAGAAATTAAATCTTTTTATTTAAATAAAGGCAAGGGTGCCTTCAAGGTAAAGATATCATACAACGGAGTAGCGGCTAGAGATGAAATTATTTTAATGTCATTTACCTCATGTAATTTTACAGTTATGAAAAGAAACGTTAAGTCTTCTTCAGCTTCCGTCCCACAAGAATTTTGGGACGTCTCTCTCTCCTTAGAAGAGGTATAATGATACAGGTATCAGCAAATACAACGAATGCCTTAAGCAAGGCCGTAAACGTATCTGTAACTAACGGATGTCGTGTTGAGTATAATATGAACGACCTAATATCAGGAGTGGCTGTAACAGCCCCTGAAGGCGTTATAACAGCAACCCTGACTGCTCCACAGAATCAAGGCGGATATCAATATAAGCCTTTTGAAAAGCTATTTCCAATAAAAAGCATTATTGATCCAAGACGCCCAAAGGTAGCTGGGATTCAATATATGATTGCAGCAGACCCAAGCCTTAGCACAACACTTGCTGCTAGTGGGTCAGCAGATGGTAAAACATATGCGGCGGCAAAGGAATTAAATAAAAGACTATATTTTTCTGGAATAAAAACTGCTTATAAATATTGGGTAACCCCAAAGGCAGCAAGCGGAAGTACCTCTTTAACAAATTGTATATTAACTGTTTCATACCCAGCAGTAAAAACTGCTGCAGCAAATAAAATTGTTCTTAAGTTTGAAACATCTCACTCCAAACCTACATCCTGGAACGTAAAACTTTTAAGTCTATCTGGAGTAGAGTCTACAATATATACAGGAACAACTTGCCCAGATAACGGAATAGTAAACTTATACTACAACGGATCGGCTTGGGTAGACGTAGAACCTGCAACCGTTTCTACAGGGGTAGACCTAAGCGGGTTGAAGTTACAAGTTAATAGTATAAGTACTGCAGGCGGGTACCTAGGAATAATTGAAATATCAGCAAGACTAGTAAAGGATGTAACAGACATTCTTCAATCATTTGATATATCTCAGAACTCATCAGACTCAATCAATGGCTTAGTCCCAGTTGGAGATGTAACAGCAAACTATTTAAGACTTAGTTTAAATGCATACGATAAGTCCTATGACAATTATGATAAGACTAAAGCTTTTAATAAAAACAAATTAAGCCTTTATGAAAACATTACAATTAGACCACACGTTATAGTTGAATCAGAAAAAATTAATCTAGGTGTTTTTTACCTTGACTCATATGAGGTAGATGAATTTGGAGAAGTTTCTATTAATGCATTAGATGGGGCAAGAGAACTTCAGTATATTAAGCCACCAGATATTGTAACAAAGGACATGTCCACAGTTGCTATAATCAGAAGACTGTTAGATTCAGTTGGATTTTCCAATTATAAATTTAATCTAGTAGATACCGATACCTCTATTGTTGCTCCCTACTACTGGTACACCGATCCTCAAAAGACAGTTTGGCAGCACATACAAGATTTATGTAAGGACACTCAGATGATTGCTGTTTTTGACAACAACGATGTTCTGCAATTTTATCCAAGAGGATATATATTTAATACAGCAAAAAACCCAGACGCTTCTTTTAGATATAGCAATACAGCAGATGGAAAGCTAGCAAACATATCAGGAATATCAATTGAAAATGTTCCATCAGTAAAAGCTATTAAAGTTATGTATAGCCCACAGCTTACATCTAATTATGATGGAGATGCCGACAACCTTTATACTTCCCCAGTAGTCACACTTGGATCAGCAGCACTAATGGCTGATTTGCCAAAGGTTGCTACAGCAGAAACAGATGCACCAAAGGGAGTAATTAAATTAAGGCCAGTAGAAATTTCAGGAGCCGCACAGCAATTTTATTCCTACACAGGGTATTTAGTTTTAGGAAAAGAAATTATTGAGTATGACGCTATTAAGTTTGTTTATGAGCCAGCTTCAGGAAGCCCAGCCGTTGCGTATAAGTGGATAAAGAATGAATCAGACATACAGTCTAACTTAGGTCTTGCTAAGCCTAACACTTTTAGGCCAACAGGTGAGTACAGAATTAAAGAAAGAAATGTTTTTAATGCAGTAACTGCCGATGCTGATTTAACACATAGCGCAGATATTGATTCCCTAAGAATGGAATGGACGGGACAAAAATGGAACTCAGAGACTGGAAACTTTACTCCTGACAATACTGAATCAGCATTTACTTTAAAAGAAGTTGCTATTAAAGATGAGAACGGTAAAGACTTAGCAAATCCAAATAATTTATTTAGTGCCATACCTAGGTCAATGATGACAATTTTTGCCCCGCTGGGAACATTAAAAGATAGTACACAAGATCCAACCATAAAAGAGCCTGTTCCAAACAAGATATATACTCTTGTAACAACAGATACGGCTAAATATCTTAAGGGGGAAAACTTTTCGATTGGAACAAATATGTATTTCCCATTGTTAAAGAATTCAAAAGGCGAAGCCACGGGAGAGCAAAGAACAATTTCGGGTATAGCATTTTCATTAAACTCAACTAACAAAAGTGGTTATTTTTTATCAGTAGCAACAACCCAAAACACAAGTGCAGATAAAGGATTTAGAGAACTTTCATTTTACAAAATTGTAGACGGAAAACTTATTAAGATGACTGACTCACAAAAAGAAGAAGACGGTAGTATCTTGACAGGAATAAGTGGAGGAAGACTATATAGAATAGATATCCGTGCAAATTATTCTGTACCTACAGGAGGATCCGCTAAAGTTTTAACTTTAAGAATATCTATTAATAACAAAGAGTTTATTGTGGTAGACCAGTCTCCAATAACAATTACAGAAAAAATTGGAATTGCTTCCCTTCAAGGGGTATCAGCATTTGACTATGTTTATGCTTCTGCTATAGATGAATCAGACTTTACTGCTGATAAAAAATATAATCCTTACAAAGGATTTATGGGCGGAGAGTCTACAATCATTAAAACATTCGGAGAGTTTATTTTTAATCAAAAGGGACAAACCGAAAGCACCTCGTGGGTCAGAGAGTTTGGTCCAGTTGCAAGAGAACTTAAAAAGATTACAGCTAGGTATACTACTCCAGGCTTTCCGCTTTACCCAAGCCTAGTAAATAATCCAGATGTAACAATTGCTGGAACCTCAATAGATTCTTTTGGAATGGACATCTATGTAATAAACAACACTGGAACATTTACGGATCTTGCTAATAGCGAAGAGAAACAGTTTGTCGTGGTTGGCAACTATATCGTGCCTTCAGATCCATTTGAATATATTGACCCAGCACTTACAGATGAAGAAAAAAAGGAAATTGTAGGCTTTGACTCCACATGGATTCAGAGGGAGTCAGAAGCAATTGAGCTATCTAAGTTTATGACAAAGCAGTGGTCTAAGCAGCAAAAGGTTGTCACACTAGAAACATTTTTTAATCCCCTAATACAAATAGGAGATATTGTGGAAATTTCTTACCCAGATAATGGACTATATTCTTCTGAAAACTCAACGATACCCTCTGGGTTTCAGGCTAATAAATTTGTTGTTCTGTCTATTGATAGTACCTACGATAAGGATTCTCCGCCTACAACAAACATAGCGTGTAGGTCAATTTATACATGAGAAATGGTAGAATGTAAATATGAGTAATATTAAAAACCCAGCGTCCTCAACGGCAAAAGTAAAAAAGCTTTTGCTTTTTGAAGGAGACCCTTTAATTAAAACTCTTAAGCCAGACTATTATGCTATTGTTGGTAAAGACACGCTGACTGGTATTGCAGACCCTACTGGAGAAGACCCAGGAACAGACCCAGAAGATCCTGGCGAAGAGGATCCAGGTGAACCAGGTGATGGACTAAAGGCACCATCTTTGTCTGATATAACTCTTATAAGCAAGACTATGGTTACAGACAAAAACAAAAATCAATATGTTGAGTTTGTATTTAATGTTAAAAATAGCGGCGGAGAAA